GCGTTGATGATCTCGCAAAGGTCAGTGTGACATTTTTTGAACCGTCTGTACTCACCTCAAGATGGGGGTATGCCCCAAGCGCTGCGAGCTTCACGAGAGGGTCAATCATTGTTGCCATGAAGCAAAAGCTAAATGATCCTGCAAAAAAAGCAAAGGCCGGAGGCGTTGTGTCCCCCGGCCCCAAATTGACAGATTTCGCAATTTGGCAATGTTGCGTTTATTCACTACGCCGCATGGCACGTTGTTCCTTCAACTGACGCTTCACTGAGAACATCCCCCAACACCTCAGTAGCCCCGTTCAGGGTGGCACAAAGCCCTCTGATTTCAGCCGTGCCGAAGTTCAACCCAGTGTCGCCTTGGGAAATGCTTTGGAACACAGCTTTCAGCATGGACAGCTGGCTGAAGACATCATCAAGGTTGTCGTAGGTGTTTCGCGTAAGCATGTCCCTCATTGCCGCACCCCCTGCTGTCCATCAAGGATTTCACGGAAGCGGTTCACAAAATAAATCTGCCCCTTGCCCGTAACTTTTGGGGTTTTGGTAATGTGGCTTTCGCCGCTGGAACCTATGCGCGAGCCCTCCTTGATGACTATGAGGCCCATATCCATACTTTTCTGGGTGGGCATGTTGCGGTCTGACCCGCGCTTGTGCAGAAAGCCGTTGTCACGCAGCCAGTCAAACATACGCTTTTGCCCAATGTCATACTGGGTTGACTGCTTGATAAGCTTCGCCAGTTCGCCAACAAGGATAGTGGATTTGCTCACCTCAATGGAATCAGCAAACACCACCTTGGGCCTGTCTACCTCGGCCTGAGTCTCAAGGGCCGCTGTGCGCTCTTGGAGTCTGGTGATAGTGTCCTGGGCGATCAGAACGGCGCGCGCCATGATGCTTTCAGGCGTATCGTTCTGCCCGGCGGCCATATACCCACCAGTGCGTCGAATGGCCGGAATGACTTCGTGGGTTATCCATCGTTTGAACGCTTTGGCTTCAGGCTTGCGGGAGCGAAGAATCAGCGAGTACAGGCCGGGTTCAGAGACAAGGAGAGGTGCGCGACCACCAACTTCAGGATTAATGAAGTTGGCTTCAGACTGGCATTTTTCATCATCATCCAGCCCGCGCAAGGCTTCTGTGACGTTGCTGATATTAAGGCAGTCGCAAACATCCTTGGCCACGAACCAAGGCTGCCCCTCGCGCTCGATAACGCGCACGGAGCCAAAGGCAGGACTGTCGAAGGTTTGCAGAGTGGATTGTAGATACGGATTGGATGGCGGGATGGGGACGCGGGGAGAAATTTGGGCCTGGGACATGGTAAACCTCGTACGGTTTCTTATTGGCTCTCACAAGATAGCGAAAGCCGGGAGCTAAGAACCGCGTACGAGCGGCAGGCATATTCCCCTTTCGGGTATTTTATTAGCCTACTCCCGGCCATTGATGGCACAGTATACCCTAAATTGGGCATAAAAAAGCCTTGACTTTCGGGATAGGCAACCGTCGTACGAGGAGTTCTTACGCTCCGTACAGATAGCCAGCCATAAATTAGTGAGGATGTCAATAAAAATTAGAACCAACTTTTTTTACAATCAATCTTCCATTTTCTTGGTTTGGGAGCATTTATCTGGTTCGCATCTACCTCACCATACCCGCGATTGATGTAGCTATTGAAGTCAAATTCATCAAAAGTCGTTATAATGGGTGAAAATATTTCCAATTCAACAATTGCAACTTCTTTTTCGCTAAACCAGAGCAAAGCATATGATTTATAAGCACTATAGCTTAAACTGTGTGTATGGTTATTTAATTCCATGCCGGAAGCAAATTGTACATTTAATGTATATTTATCAGAAAATGATTTGTCCCCTCGCTCATACTGGACGTTACATTTTGATTCATAAAATGCATATGCAGATTCTGCAAAAAATATAGGTATAAATAATAGCATAATAAGATGTTTCATTGGTTGTCATCCATCACAAGCGTTCTACTTTCATCATTATCGTAATCATATATTTCAACGTCAACGCTATTATGTGTGCGTGTTATGCTTTGAACTTCCCCACGATGGTATGTGTCATCGTTAAAATCATAGAACTCAATATCATTTCCACTTCGTACAAGGTTCCCTTCTTCGATTTCAATTTCAATTTCAGAGTCTTCGTCAATACCATCCCAAGCAAGGGCGGGGGAACAAGCAAGAAAAAATGCCGCTAAAAAGAAATGAAAGAGCCTCATATCCTTTTTCTCCTTATAAAAAATTGCCCCACCTCGCAGCGGGGCCAGATGTTAAAACCCGCGATATGTGCCCGATTTCGATCTCGTATTACGCGGGCGGTAATCTTCATCACGCGGCTTTGTCCCCGCCTTACCAGTATACGGGTTGGTATTGCCTCGCGTCGAGTAGTTGTTATTGCGGGTTCTGTCTGGGCTAGTTCTTGTGTAGGGCTGGACGTAGGTTCCGTCTTTTTTTGAGTAGCCCCTGACGCGCTGATCTGATCGCGCATCAGCAAAGCCCACCGCCGAAAGCAGGGTTATGGCGCAAAAGAAAAAAACTGCAAGAATGAACGAAAGATTCTTGAGCATATCCCCTCCACCTGGCTAATGCTGTTAAGATTTCTTGCCTTGCTCCGAATTCGAGGCGCGGCATGTGCATGACGGGCTCAGCGTGCCGTCATTGCAAACAACTCGTCCCTGATAGCAGTCCCCAGAATCTCCACCATGCCAAGAACAGCACCCTTTTCTAGCAATGAGCAAGCCTTCTATTTGATCTGTAGGCGTCTGGTCTCCACATTGCCAAGTTTCTTGCTGGGCAATTTCTATTGCCATTGCCGGAGATTGAACGGCAAGAATAATGACTGCTGACAAAAAGAAAAATTGAATCGCTTTTTTCATTTGGACTCTGCCTCTTTCTTTTGTTGATGTGCGTTGCAATCAGCCATTCTTTGCCAATATCACACCACAAATATTTTTCAACTTCGTTTATCTATACTATCTTGAGAAAAGAGGCGAGGAGAGCGATTGAGGGAAATAAAAAGCCCCGCTTCAGCGGGGCATAGTCAGCTATCGCCAGACAGCCTGCTGTTCTGCTTTTTTCTGAAGATTTTTCTTCGTGGGCTTATTCTCTGCCCTGCGAGCGGCAACGGTCTGCATCACGCTCTTGAAAGTAATTTTCATGCTCGGCCTGTTCTCCTTGTCCATCCTGTCATTCCATGCCTTCAGCTCGCGGAGCATTTCCTTCCGGCCCTCTGCCGAGCCAGTATCGCGCGACTTGAGTGCCAGCAGGACAAGGTCATTCTTTTTATCGTCACGCACCTGCCTTGCTTTTTCTGCAGCTGTATAGGCATCGTAGCTTTTTGCGCTGCTGATAGGCTGAAAGCCAAGGAATTTTCCTGCCGCTTCCAGCGCATTGATTTTTCGCGCCCCCGGCGTGCCAGGGTCATTGATCGGCTTACCCTTCATTGAGGTCTGCCCACGAGTCGCAAGGCGGTATGCCTGCATTGCGTTGGATACGGCAGTAGGCACGAGAGCTTCAATCATCCTGCTGGTCTCTCCGTACTTGGCAGCCTCCATAGCTTTCCCAACGCGGTTTACGGCCATGTCGTAGGGTATGCCGATAAGCCCGCCAAGGCTTTGTGTTATGACTTCTTGGTAGCTGCCGCCCTTGCGCAATCCATCCGTAAACGGCGTTTCCATACGAAGCGACCCGCCGATGCTAAACCCTGCCATGCTCGGCACGCCGTAGCAAACGATGTCCCGAAGCAGATCATTTTTAGGCAATGCCTTGCGGATTTTCGTCGTCCAGTCTTCATCATCGCCCACACCGAACAGGGCAGACAATGTTGCATAGAAAGGGAATGCCGTCAGGCCGCCCAGAGCAATGGTTGCCCCAAGGCTCTTGGCAAGGAAGACTCTCCCTTCGACCCCTTCTTTCAACAATGCGCGAGCGTACAAATTGAGGGTATTCGCGCCAAAGGAACGAAACACATAAGCCGGTGAAGCCATGCGGCCAGCGACGCTGCTGCGAAATACTTCTGGCGCGTTGCTCTTGCCGTATTCAAAATGGCTGTCGCGTACAAGCATTGTCGCGAATTCCTTGGCTTGTTCATAATTCATCTCCTCGCCAGGCTTCAAGCCGAGCTCCTTCGCTGCTTTCTCTCGAAGCTTTCCTTTCGTTGCAGCCCTGTAAGCAGCAAGGGTCAAAGATGCCCGGTTGAACCGTTCCACAACACTCATGGGATAGCCCATCAGTTTGATGAACGTGTTCCATGTTTTCTCTGCGGGATTTTTTGTAAGTCTTCCACGAAGCTCTTCCATGTAGGCATCTGTCACAACGCCATCGCCGTAAAGCTCCTGAATCAGACGCTGCTCGTCCTTTGTGAGCTTATTTGTGCCTGATACTCCCGCAGTAGTGTAGCGCAGTCCGATAGAATCCATGGCAGATTTAAGCCACAGCCCGGCCCCACCGGTCACATATTGCTCAAGCCGTGGCACACCAATAATCAAGTTCTGGGTGACGTTGACCGACACCGTTTTGATGTTTGCTCCAAGATACCAGGCAAAGGCTACGGTTTTTATGTTCCCTGCCATCCTGTCAATTTTATCGCTGTTGCGGAGCACATCCTTGATATACTGCGAGGCGTATTCCCAAAGCCTAGGATTTTTCTTCGCGTCAATTTTGCCAAGCGCTGCGGCAAAATCAGAGGCGGCTTCCATCTTTGTCAGCCAGCCATTCAGACCGGATTTGTAGCTGTAAAGGGTGCCGATAACATCATCCTTGTCAAAGCCCGGAATGTTCTGCCGCTCAATACCATGAGATCCGAATCCGCGCGCTTTGAGGATGTCAGACAGCCCCGTAAGCAGAATTTTCTTTACTTCCTCTGCTTGTTCGTTGCTTGGGAGTTTACCCGCAGCAGTTTTTACCAGTTGTTCCATGGCGCTCATGTCAATTGGAGCACCAAGAATGTCATCGGGGAGGGCCGTAGACTCGCGCGGATTTTCCCACTTTGCGCCTGGAAAGTCCTTCTTGTTGGCGGCAACAATCTTTGCCCATTCCTCGCGCACAGACGAACCTACAGGAACGTCAAAATGTTTGCGGTAAACGACTGTTTTCGGATCGCCAACTACTCCCTTGCCTGCGGTGGCCACAACATAATATTTCCCTTTTCGCTGGTGCGGAAAATAGTTTGGCAACATCCCGAATCCAGTCCTGTACATTTCCAGATCGGTATCTGCCAGATCGCTCATGGCCGCCATCTTCGCGTAGGCTTTCAAAAAATCATTGTCCAGGCTTTTGCGCACCTGAAGGAACGCATCCTTTACCCGCTTAGTTTGTGGCTGTTTTTCAAGCCATTTTTCAAAAGCGGGGTAGAAGTCTGGGTTCATTTCCAGTATTGGGCGTCCACTTTCAGTTTTGTCTACCTCCTTGAACTTCTCAATTTTCTTCCAGCTCAATTCTGGAATTTCCTTGCCGTCCCACTGCCAAATCATTTTCCCGAGCTCGTCAATCTCCTTATCGTTAAGCCGGTTCTTTTTTTCGGAATCAAAGAGCAGGGGAACTTCTGAAACTGATTTTTGTGTCGCAGAATTGCGCTCATCGTTACGCTCTAATTGGCGGTTATAAACAGTTGCAAACTTTGTGTAATCCTTGGCAATCCAGTGTGGTAGCTTAAACAACCGTTCGAGAAGACTGAGGTCTTTTTCTTCAAAGAGCTTGCCCATCTCAGGATTGGAAAGAATTTCGGCAACATCATCGCTTATTCCACGCCCCAGAACCTTTCTGGCCTGCCGGATTCCTGCGGCGAGCCCTTCACCGGAAAAAACACGCTTGAGATGCTCACTGAGTTGTGCGGTATCCTCGGCAAGCGAGGCCATATGTTGAGGATCTTCAGCAACAGTGTTGTTTGATCTTGACGCTGCCGCCGCCGCCTGTTCAAACGGCCCGGCCTTCTGGGTGATGCCGGAAGATTCCCCATCAATCACATGACGTCCGAGTGCGGAGAGCAGGGCATCAATGTTGTCCATGTTCATAGCCCCTTCTCGCCCAGAAACGGCGCGAACGAGGCTGTTCCATGCACGGTGTAGGGCAGAAACAACCCTGCGCCATAGGTTGCCTTCGGCACGTTCAAGAAGCCCCTGCCCCTTCTTTTCTGCCAGGGCCGCGATCACTTCCTCCATAACCGTTTGCCTGTCTTGCACGTTTCTGGTGGGGGACAAGCCGTAACGGCTGGCAATGTCCTTCACCATGCTGTTCTTCATGCCGCCAGCACCAAGCCAAAGCTGGTTAAGCACACGCTTTCTGGCATCAGCCGGAAGCAGCCCGCGCAGGCCATGGTGTACAATCTGTTCATGGGCCCACACCTCGGCCGCGCGCGTTGGATCACTGAGGTTGTCGGCCACAATCCAGACCACGCCAGAACGCGGATCAAAAACGCCCTCGACGCTGTTTTTAGCGTCCGAATAACGCTCCCTGATCGAATATGGCAGTTCGTCAAAACTTTGCACGACACGCGACGTGGCCGCATTTTTTGCCACCTTCCCGATCTTGTCAGCAACGGCCTGCACATCTTCGAGACGCATGCCCGCGCGCGCACCAGAAGCTTTAGGTAGAAATTGTCCCGCAGATATATTGTTGTCTGCCCGCTTGCTGTAATACGTTTGCAGAATGTTGATGGATGCATCGTCAAAGATAACGTAGTTGTGAGAACCCTCGCCAGCGGAACGGGACGATCCGTCAAGGTACTTTATACCCTTGATGCCAAGCGAGTTGAGATATTCAGAAGCCGCACGGTCAGAGCCGAGCCTTTTAGAAAGCTCGGAGTACATTTTTGCTCCAGAGTCTTCTAGCTTGCCATCTGCCCCTAGCCAATCTTCTTGCATGTCAAATATCGTGCGTACAGCTTCAGCCTTGTCCGCACCGATTATAACTGTTTCACGTTCTTTACCAAATTCATCACGTATGGCATCGGAGAACGGTACCCAGCTTACCTTCGCTGATCCGTTTTTCTTGTCGTATGAGGCCGTGGTTATGAGGGCGTCCAGCGGTAGCCCGCTACCCTCGAGTGGCTTCCATGCAGTGCGATACTCATCCGCGTCGTAGGGCATTTCACTAGCTGACAAGTTCTCTTTTTCAAGAGCCTTTCTGACTTTTTCCGGTTGGTCAGACAGCGGTTTGTCCCACAGCAGGAGCTGATGGTCTTCGGGGATGTCTACCTTGTAGAGCTGACCATCTCTTGCTTTCTTGTACTCCTTTAAGAGTGCGTTGATATTTTCGGCTTCATGAGGGGTAACTTCCCACCGCGTCGCCCAGTCTGAATGAGTGCTTATCGCAGACACGGCCTGTCCAACGTTGTCAAAACCGAGATAATCCACATCTTGCAGCGCGGCCTTGAGCTTTAGTTTTATTTCAGGGTTTTCATCTAGTTTGTCCTTGGAAAGTGTTTCCCTGTAAAACTCTGCCACGCTTTTCTTACTCGCAAAGTATAGGCCATATCCAAACGCCTGCGCACCTTCTCCACTGCCAATATGATCTGTGATAAATTTGTCGAATCGGTGGGGACTTCCGTGGTAGGCCATTGACGCCAAGGCAACACCCTTGTCCGTTTCCTTGGCTTCGTGTGGACGTGTAGTCTTTCTAGAATTACTCGTGGAATTATCGCTTTGTTTTGCCCCAGGCTTCGTTTTAATCCCAAGTGTTTTATCTGCTGCATCTGCTGCTGTCATGGAAAGGCCTGGCAGGGCTCCAGCTTCTTTTGATATGACCGCCTGTGCGGCGAATTTAGCAAAAGAGTCAGCAAATTCTTTCTTTTTAAGCCTCAGTGCCATGTGGAAGAATTCTTGCGCAATGTCAGAAAAACGCTCTTTAGGTGATTTTCCACTTACGAGATCGATTTGGCCCAGAAATACGTCAGCAGAAGAGCTCTTGTGAGAATTAAATTCACCAAGTAAATCAATGGCATCACGCATGTGTGGAGTGATGTTCCATTCCCCTCCAACGCCCTCTGCAATCAATAGACTTGGTACTGCAGCATCAATCTTGGCGACAATATGCCCCGATAGTTTTGCCAGAACCTCATAGCTTCTAGCCACTCGTCCACGAAGGGCTTCTTCGATAACTCGCTTCCCATCAGGATTCAAAAGCCCGTCTGGCCCAATGAAAGCATTACGCTCAGAAGGCTGGATCACTCCATCTGCAAGAAGGCTTTCTACCGCTTTGGTTGAATCATTTTCATCAAAGAATTGGCGGAGGCTATCGGCATCTTTCATGCCAACAGCCAGTATTTCTAGGGTCTTTCTGCTCAAGCGGTCGCCTCGTGTTTTGCCTGAGGCGCGAGCGTTTTTGCTGTCAGTGAAGGTGTCGTTTAAGGCTGTAATAAGCGCTTGACGCTCATCACGATTATAAGTGCTATCCAGACGCCTGACCAGAACAGGATGCTTCATAGTGTCAATCGAGATGGGATCAATACCCAGTTCTTCAATTCGATTGCGCAAGGCAGAGCGATATGATTCTGACGGCTTTCCACCATGATGGTAGGCTTGCTTGATGGACATCATTCTTCCGTTACCACCAAGAACATTCCCTTCATGGTCGATAACTGGCGCTCCGTTATTTGCGTCAACGGAATCTTTCAGAACAAAGTCTGGGTCAAGGTGTGTAGCGTTGCTCCGAACCTTGTCCTGGCTGGCTGGTTCGTCATGATAGCGGCGTTCGTTTTCAAGGCCGTATTTCGGGTTACGCTGGAAACCATGCTCTGGGAGGTGCGATGCTTGCACATCATCAGCCTCAATTAGAGCGAAAGTAACTGGCTCCGGCTTTCGATTTGGAATTTTTACGTTTGATTTCGTTCGTCCGTTGGATCTTCCATTTGCGGCATTGCCAGAAGGGCTTCCCTCATGGCGCTCTTTGGTTGATTTGGACGTATCGCCATCAGAAAGTTGCATGCCTGATCCGATGTCACCTTGCTCCAATCTGGGTTTGGTTTCTGCTTGTTCTCCTGGCTTTCTTGTTGCTTCAATTCCTGTTTGTTCACTGATTTTTTCTGCATGGGGTTTACCTTCCTGTTGTTCTAATTCTACCATGCCCTCCGGTGCTGTGAAAGGTGCACTTTGGGCAGAATGTTCCTGAATACGTTTCAAGATTACAGCATTCGGCTTGTTGTGGTATTGCCCTTGCTCCTCTCGCGGAAGATGGCGTATCAGTTCGATACGCGACACCCTTTTGGGCGCGGCCTTTTTTTCAACCGTATCTGGGGCTTCAGCTTCCATCCCCGCCTGATCCACTTTTTTGCGCAACAGTGACAATGGCATGGACCTTGCCGTTTTCCGTTCTGCCTCTGGTAACATGGCAAGCAGCTTGTGGCGTTCCTGTACGACCGATGTCAGTAGCGGAGCTTTAGCGGCGACGGTCTGCACTGGTGGTTCGGTGCGCAAACCACCGCCTTCCGGCATCCTATCTGCCATATTGGGCATGGCCTGCGTGTGTTGTAAGGCTTGAGGGTGTTGAGCCTCCTGTGGAACAGCCTGCGGCGCGGGCATGCCAAGAGCATTGGCGGCGGCCGTGGTGTCTGAGCGCGGCGCGGCCTGTGTATTGCTGATTTGTGCCGACGTGGGCATTGCCTGGGGCTGAACTGGTGCGTCCTGCGGCAGATTGACGCTGGTACTCTCCAAGCCTTCCCTTGTTCCATCTGAAGGCGAAGCGGCAAAACCCAAAGGCATTTCATCTTGGGCTTTAGTTTGCTCGTAAAAAGTATCTGGGTTGGCGTCAAACGGTTGCAGCATGAGACCCTGCATCATGCCACCGTATCGCCTGTAGTTGTCCGGCTGAGCATCCTTGCCCCCTGACAATTTGCGCCGGATTTCATCCACACTCTGAGGAGGTTGTGGATCGTGTTCTTGGGGCGACTCCAGCAAGTCAACATTTTCGCCGTTGTTCAGCCTGCGGCTTAAGCCATTGGCCCTATCCTGGGCCATGCGGTTCCATTCATTTTCCATGCGCTCGTCATGGATGTTCCGTGCATTCCATTGTGGGCCAGAAAGAATTCCTATGCCCTCAAAAGGGGTCTGCGTTACCTGTTCTGCCTGCTCCTGCTGGTTTCCTTCCGACTGCTGCTGTGTCTGGTCGACATTATTTTCAACCTGTTGCGAGCGTGCGCGCATACGGTTGACAAGCATGTCTGCACCTTTCTTGCCGCCAGCCATGAGCGTGGTCTGCCAAAACGTGGCAGGCCCGATCTCCTTGAACGCATCCAAGACGCCAGGCGCGCTGTCGCGCAAGCCCACATTGGCCTCTTCTTGGCCTTGTCCCATCTGGGTTGCTGTTTCTGTGGCAAGCTCTTCACCATACAGGCCGCCAATTCTCTTGATGCCCTGGCCCACACTGCCGCGCAACAGGCCCTTTCCAAGCGGGCCGAGAATTTTTGCCATGAAGAGGTTGCTCAGGGCTTCCGGGCCTGCTTCCCATGCACCGTAGCGCGTTGCCTCGCCGTCAAACTCTGTGGCGATCTTGTCCCACTCGTCCTGTGTTGGCAGGCGGCCAAGAACCTTTTCAGTCTCGCCAAGCATTTGCTGCAAGAACTGCTGCTTGGTTGCCCTGTATGCCATGGCGCCAGAGGCGGCCATGCCTGCTGCGCCAGCGGCAACCGGCCCGGCAGGGGAGGCCAGGGCCGCAGCGCCGAGGCTTGCACCCATTGTTCCCATGGAATAGCCCATGGAATTCATGGCATCGGTTACGCCCTCAAAGGCCTTGCCATCATACTTTTTACCGTAGTCTGCACGCTCTTGCTCGCGTGCCTGGCGCGCGCGGATGGCATCAGTATCGGTAACATCCACATCGCCGCCATGGTAGGCATCCCTGAGCGTATCAGCGATCTGGCCCGGCAGCATGGTTGCACCTTCGGCAATGGCCTGCGCAGAACTTCCGACCTTGCTCAAAAAGCCAGGTTCTTCTTCCTGCTGCTGCGCCTGCTGGCCGCCGTACTGCGAAAAGTCCATTCCTGAAAAATCAATCAGGTAATCGCCGGTGTTCGTTTTTGTGGGCCGTGGAGCCTTTTGTGTGGGCATGTCATATCTCCTTCATCATAAAATTACCGGCGGTAATGGTCACGCCACTGCTGGCTGACAGTCTGCCCAAACGGTGACGGCCTGAGGCCAATGCCACTCAGCATGCCTTGGCCGCGAACATTGTCGCCCTCAACAAGAGCGCCGCTGTTAATGCCCAGCACCGGCAGTCCAACAATTTCCGTTGGGTAATCGCCGCTCTCTGCGAGTGCCTGTCGGGTATTTGCCTGACGCGCTAAGTTATCGCGGTAATTTCCGCTAAGCGTTGCAGACGCGCCGCCTGAACCGCCGTTTCGCGCATCCTGCGCGTTTCCCTGCAGCCCAAGTCCGAGAGCTTCCTGTATTCTCCCTTGGGCCTTTGGGTTCTGTTGTTGTGGCTGCGAAGGTGACTGCTGCGGAGATTGCTCTGATTGACCATGTTGCGGAGATTGCCCCCGTTGCCCAACACGCATGCCTTTAGCCATCTCTGTCATTACGATCCGTCTTGCTTGCTCTGGCGGTGCCCCAGCAGCAACAGCGCGTTTCACATTTTCATCGAAAACTGAAATCGCTTGGAGTGGAGACAATCCTTTATCGCGAACGAATTGCTCAAGGAAGGCGGCCGTCCCATGGTCAACTTCCTTTTCGCCCATTTCGTTTTTTGTCGTGGCATATCCTTGCAGCATGTGGATGTCGCCCTGCGTCAGAGAATAACCGCCGCCCTCACCGGCGGCCCCGCCTTTTGCACCACCCTTACCCTTTGGGGGCGCAAAGGGGATATATCCAGCCTTCATTGCCCCATCATACCCGTCAAATGTTCCGATCTGCCGACCACCATTCCCATACACAAGAAGCTTTGGCCCTACGCTGTAGTCATCGAGGGGATTCTGGACAATGCCGATGCCGGTTGGCTTGCCTTCAGAGTTGTAGAGTGGGATCTGTCGCTTTGGGTCAGTCCTGTTTTCTGCGTTCCCTATTTGCGTCATCCAGTATGATTTGACGGCAGCCTTGTTGAAGGCGAGGTTAACAGGCACGGTTTTGCCGTCTACGCCACGGAGCATTGACTGCTCGCCGCGTAGCACATTGTCGACCTCGCCCATGGCTTCTTGTGGGGTCATCGTTCTGCCAGTATCTGCCCAGCCGCCTTTTTCGTCGGAGCGGAACAGCACTTTGAAATTGCCGTTATCTGAGGGCTCAAGCTTGTAGGGCAGGGGAGAATTGGTTGAAAGCTGCTGCATCATCGGCATGAATTTTTGCGTGTCGCCAGATGTGTACGCCTGACGAACTCCCATGGCCTGTATACGCCAGTCCTGGTACATTTTGTCAGCTGCAGCATCCATGTTCTGCATCATTTCCAGGCGGCCCTTTTCGTTGCTGGCCCGGTCAAGCATGAACTGGCCAAAGGCCTTTGAATGCCAATAGTCCTGCATGTTGGGATTATTTTGAATGGCGTCTATGCCACCTTCGCTGTAGGCCTTGTCGACGCTGTCGTAGGCGTCACGAAGCTTGTACTTGTCGTACATATTCCAGGCGCCATCGGCGGCCTTTGTGAGACCATCAAGGCCACGCCCAACATAGGCAACGGCGGCTGCACCCTTATTGAGATCGTCCCAAAAGTTGCTTTCTTTCTCAGTTCGCGTGCCTGTTTCTTTGGTCTGCGCGGCCATGGCCTGCGTGGCGCCGCTCATTGCAGATTGGGCAAGTTCAGCTGCATTGTTTTGCTTATAAAGAGGCATGACAATCTCCTAGAGGAAAAAAGACGCAAGGACGCCGACGCCAGAGCCAATAAGCGTTCCGACGCCTGGAACCACCGAACCCGCCGTTGCGCCAGCAGCCGCGCCGAGGCCGCTGCTTACCGCAGACCCAGCTAGGCCGCCGAGATAGCTGCCGCCGAGGCTGCCAGCAATACCGCCAATCTTCCCGCCAGTGTCGCCACCGATGGCTTTACCAAGCTCACGCCCAGCAAGACCGCCGCCAACACCGCCAGCGAGAGAGCCAGCTGTAGACGCCCAGGGGTACGCCGCGCTGCTTGACGCTGCAGATGCGCCAGATGATGCCCCGCCTTCTGTGGCAGTAGCGGTAGTGCCAGCGGGAGCAGTGCCGCCAATGCCCTGCATTGCCTGCTGTGACCCGGCATTTATGCCCTCCTGGGCCGTTGCCCCGGTTGCTGCCGATGTTGCGTCCGTAGCCGCAGCAGGTGCGCCTGTCTGAAGCTGTACGCTAGGTGCTGCCAGGTCTGCCGCCTGCTGAGCTTGAACGGCTCCCCCTGCCGGTGCAGCGCCAGAGCCCGCCTGTGCGGCCTGTGCCGCAGTGTCAGGGGTGCCCCATTTTGATTTCAGGAATTCGTATCCTTTGCTGCCGTACTTCCATGCTTGTTCACCGGCACCAAGCAAAGACAGGCCTGTCATGCCCATCTGTCCGGCTGACGGCGAGGCAGCCTCGATTTCCGTGCGGGGTCCTTCTTTAGTTTGCGAGGCCATAGTGTTGCTCGCTTGGCCCATGGCCTTTTGGCCCATATCGTATGGATTTTCAGGTCTATATAATGGCATAGCTATCTCCTAGCTCTTGAGCATGTTGAGGCCCTGAAGAATACTGCCGCCGTTATACGAGGCTGCATTCTTCAAACGGTCATAGTTTTCAGCTTCAGCCCCAACGCGAGCTTGAGTGCGTGCACCGGCAAGCTGGGCAGCCTGCGTCGTCTGCTGCGCAGCGGCAATACCCTGATACCGTCCAGAATTGGGATTTACGCCCAACCGTGCGGCAGCCCGAGTATTCGCAGCCGTTGTGTCTTTAAAAGCGTTCGCGGTGTCGGCTGTGGCCAGGGCCATGCGTTCATTCACGTCGACGCCCTTCGTCGAGGCGTCCAAGTATTTCTGGGCGGCTTCTGTTTGCTGTGGAAGCAGACTTGTCGCTGATTGCAAAGTCTGTTTGTAGAGATTTGTTTCGTACGGGAGCATTTCAAGGTTTGCCTGAGCCTGTGCAATCTCATACGGCTTTGTGTATGTGTTCCACATGTCGTAATAACTGCGGGCCCAGCCTTGCTGTTCTTCCGAAAGCGTGGCCATGCGGGCGTTATATGCGTAGTCCACGGTGTTGGTTGTGGAACTGCCACCACCGCTGCCGCCGCCGCACTGAGAAACGATTCCGTCATACTCGAAAGACTCTTCGTGCATGACCGCCATTGTTTCCATGTTGATTTCGATTCTGGTGTATATCTTCATGATTTATGCCTCTGCACCGATGATTTTTCGCGTGGCCACGGTGAGCACTGCGTCCATGCTTTCACCGCTCTCGGCGTCGAATAGCGCCTTTGGGATCACGCCAATCTTTGAAGCCCCACAGGCAACAGCTCCCTTCCATGCAAGCGGGTTATTTACGGGCGTCAGGCCCATCACGCAGTCAAAGAGGAAGCCCATGCCGTCGCTGTAGGATAGAAGTTGCCTGTACACCTGCTTGCCGTATTGTCTGGCGCGGCCCCAGGCATCTTTAAAGAACACCACATGCCCGAAGCATGATTTGGCAGCGAAAGCGTCATACCAAGCGAAGCCGACGAGATGCTTACCGTTCATGAGCAGGTATGGGAGGGTGCCGCTCCTGAGGACAAGGGCCACAAAAGATTCCGCATCCTTGTCGTGCATTCCGTAAAGCGTGGATTTAAGCAGTCCTTCTTCTGCCAACCGCCCATGCACATGACGCACGATCTGTTCACTCTCATGGTCGAGGTAGTTCAGGTAGTGCATGAAAAACGTATTGTTCATTGCTCATTCCCCACTGCCAGCCAGGTGAAGTTGCCAGCGGCTGTGAATTTCCACGCGCCTGTTCCCTTTCCGTCAGTGTCCAAAATCTCTTGAAGATCGGTTGCCCCAAACGCCCCGGTATCCGCCTGCACAGAACTTACGAAAGAGAGCATTACGTTTGGCTTGGAAAGCCATTTGCCGGGCAGCTGCACCTCTACGCCGTCAACGGCTGAGCCTGTGAAAAACTTGGGCAGCACGCCAGTAGCAATTTTTTCTTTGGTTACGGCATTGTCGCTGATTGCCACTGTTTCAATGGCATTTGTGGCAATGGCTCGGCTCGTCACTGATCCGCTGGCAAGGCTGGCTTCTTCCACAGCATCATTGGCCAGCTTTTCATTACTGACTGCCCCATCAGCTATTTTGCTTTCAGAAACAGCGAGGTCAGCCAGTTTGTCTGCCGTTACCGCGTAATCAACCAGTTTGCTTTCAGAAACAGCCAAGTCGGCCAGTTTTTCATTATTGATGGCACCATCAGCAACCTTCCCCGTAGACACAGCGAGATCAGCTAATTTTTCTGTCGTTACCGCATAGTCAACAATCTTTGCAGTGCTGACGGCGCTCGCAGCAATCTTCTCCTGCGTTACGGCTTCTGTAGAAATCTTGCTGGTTGTGACCGCATAATCAGCGAGGTGCTGGCTGAGAACAGATGCTTGCTGGATTGACGTTACGGTGGTTGCTCCAGTGCTGATAGAGCCATCAGAAACGCGCACAGCCCTCGACTCTTCAGACCCGCGCACCATGCCTGCAATACGCAGAAGTAGGTTTTGCATAGCCTGTAGATGTGTAGTGAGCGAACGATCAAGGCCGCGAGGAACAGCCGGAAGACCACGATCAGTTGCCATACTCAACCCCTTCAACACTGCCGCCCAAGCGCGCCTCGTACACTGTGGATTTGCCAGATAATTCCAGACTCCATAGTTTTTCAGCACGCGTAGTTGGCAAGCGCTTTGCCCGGTTATTTGTAATTTTGAGTTTTGCCCTTGGACGGCTGCCAGCGTCATTTCCGCCATAGACCTTGGCGATAACAGTGGATGAGGAAGACACCTCGCCCTCAATGCGAACAGCCGTCATCGTGGACAGTGCGGACGTAAAGAACGGCTTTGATTTCCAGGTAAACTCAAGGGGTTCACCGGCTTCAAATTTATAGACACAGCTGCCATCCTGATTGTCCACAGACAGGTATAGCGCATCGTCTTCCGAGTGGTTGTACATGCCTTGGACTTTCCAACCATCCGGCAGGGATATGCGAACAATATCCTTGGCCCCCAGACTGAAAATCAGGCCCTCGCCTGTCCCGGCAAAGAACGCGACATAGCGGCCATCGTGCACTGCGCCCAAAATGTTTTCAGGATGAAGTGCCTGCCACTGTTCGCGCGTGAATGTTTGTTCCGTCAGAAGGCTTTGGTCGCTGCTTGAGAACAGCATGAGGCCGTCAGGACTCGCATAGACCACGCCACCGGGCAGGCTGCCCACGCTGCGCGCGGATACGCAGCTCTGCTCAATTGGGAGGTGCGCAAATTGTAAGCTTTCCGGCTCCGAGCCTGAGGCCAAATAAGGCCGCCCTGTGGTAAGCACGACAATGGTGCTATCAACATGGCCCAGGGCCACAATTGGGTCTTCCGTCGTCAGGCGGTAACTCGCAGGGAAAACGTAGGAATAAAATGGTTCCGAGATAAGAAGCTCATTCCCGCGAAAGGCCGCATATATGCCGTTGTCAGTTTTGATCAGGCCGCGGGCGTCCCCCGGTATTGCATCCCAAGTTGTCGTTTCAAGTAGGCTCGAGGAGATATTCAAATCAGAGATTGTATCAACGTAACTTGCTGTTGATGCAGGAATTTCAACGAGAAAATGGAAATCAGACGTCTTCGTGCCTGAAACCGTACGATAGATACGGATATGAGTTATTTGCAGGTCTTGAAGCTGGGGAATGTCAAACCCGCTGATAGTAACGCCATCACCGTCTTTGACATCGACAACATCAGAAGCAGGGGATGGGGCAGATTCTTGCTGAAAAATACCATCGGCAAGGGATTGGACCACGGTATAGCAATATGCCGATGAGCGGTTTATGCCGCTGTCAGTTGAAGACGTCGTTTCCCCAGAAGAATCGCTTTCGGCAATAACTGAGGTGGTCACGTTGTCTTCCTGAATAGTGGACAGCGTTGCTTCAGAACCGTAACGAGCAGGAAACTCCGTATCTGCGTCAGCGCCCCAGGCATAGCAAGCTGCCGTGCCAGCAACGGCCCCGGTAGCCCCTCCAATCGTCGGAGCCTTACCAGGACGAGGGATGCCAAGCCTGCGCACAATTCCGCCCTTCAGATACTGTGTCGGGTAGTCTTTGTCGCCGGTAATAAATAGGTGGCCAAGCGGTGTTTCCCCTGCGATGTCAAGCACAGCAGACTTCACCACATCCACAGACTTTGACCACGAAAGCCAACCGTCAGTGGGGTGCTTGAAAATTGTCGATGCGCTGGAAGGAAGAGAGGCAATCTGCAGGGGACCAAGGAGAGGTTCAAGGGCGCCACGCTGAAGCTGGCAGTTTACGGCCTTTGCGGCTTGCGTATCTCCCAAGAGGCGCGCGGTAGTCCTTGGTACCTCTCCACCGAATGTGGGGATAATGATCGATCCCATCTTATCCCCCTGATCCAGAATATAGATTGGTGTTACTTAAACTATTGATGCGTTCTTCGAGGGCTGAAACCCTACTGCTCAAACTCGAAAGGCTGCTCAAGGCAGAAATTGATAGGGCGCAGGAAGCATCCCTTGACCCGTCAGTGCTAAACGAGCCGGTGGCATCGCCAGTAAAAGTGACTTTGAACGGATACTTGAGCCTGCCAGCACTGTCAGAGCTTTGCGCCTGCGTAGCCTCAGATACGCCAGCAGTGAGGGTGCCATCCGCATTGCGTGTCACATCAAGGCGGCGCCACTCATTCCATGAGCCGTTTGGAGCTGATCTTGCCCATATCTGCAGGTCGCGAGTATTGATCCGCACCTGCACCGGCACATTGTCAGCGCCGACAAAATGGAGGCCATAATATTGCATGGTGGGCACCTTGGGATCAGGCTGCCGGGAGAGTTTCCCGACAGCCCGGTGTGGAAGTCATGAAAGACTATGCCTCAAGTGAGGCTAGCTCGGTGCGCAACGCCTTTGCCTGCGCTTCAAGCTCAGCCAGTTTTGCGGTGTCAGCCGCGTCAGCAGTGCCACCGCTCGTTGTTGCCACCAGAATTGCTCGTAAAGGCCGTGCGCTTGCAGCGTCGATGGCGGTCAGTTCGGCCTCGATCTCCGCAATGCGGATGGCTGCCGGGGTTTGCGGCGCGGGCGCGAGCGCGGGCTCCGGGGTGGGTGCAATGGTCCAGGTCTCCAGCTCCGGGTCATAGGTGCTGCCGGGGGTCACGTCTGCCGGAACGGACGAAAACTGCCCGGCCAAAGAGGGATGGAAGGCCTCCGCCGGGGTAAGCCCCAGGGCGTGCGGGGTCCAGGTCTCAACGGCGATGTTGTCGATGATGCGAGCGAATTTTTGCATAACGAACTCCTACCACTCTACTATTACCAGACCGTTTCCGCCTGTTCCTCCACCCACAGCACTATTGCCATAGACGGCTCCTCCGCCGCCCCCCCCACCGATGCCACCAGGTGCGCCATTATACGTTGTACCACTTGTTCCTTGTGCCCCACCGCCGCCACCTCCTCCACATCCCGCTTTGCCAGCTGCGCTTCCGGACGAGGCTCCTCCTCCGCCTCCTCCGATGCCTGCAGATCCATTGGCTGCACCTCCGCCACCTGTAAAGCCTTCAAAAGGGAATCGGATGAATGCGTTAACCGGATTTATCGCGGAATCTTTTACAGCAATTAATCCTAAAATATCTGGTGACCCGCTTGAGTTTGAAGCAGCGCCAAAGGGACTGCCGCCCCCACCCCCGTTGCTCCCATGACCTACAATGCCCCCGCCACCCCCGCCATTTAGAGCATCCCCAGCTGTGGATTTTCCACCATTCCCGCCATTCCCAAGTTGTGAACCAGCTCCGCCACCACCCCCACCTGATGCATTGCTAGAATAATTAGGGGTTCCGCCTCCCGTGCCACCTCTGGCTACAAAATCGCCGCCAGTCCCAACGCCACCAGCACCGCCAGCATGGCTTATGGCATTTGAACCTGCGCCGCCACCGGTTGCGCTGATCAGAGATCCACAGCTGCTACTGCCGCCTGCCGTTTCAACGGCTCCTCCCAAACCGACAGTTACTGCAAGTGTATCACCAGGAATCACATCAAATATGCCGTGGGCATAGCCACCCCCGCCACCGCCTGACCCCGCACGTGGCCCGCCGTTGGCACTGCCAAGGGCATTCGCACCGCCGCCCCCAGCACCAACAACGCGAACTCTGATTGTTGATATGCCAGAGGGAACAGTAAATATTTCGTTAGATTGAAACACTCGCCACAAGCCAGTGCCAAATTCGCCCATATATCCTGCTGGGGCTACCTTTGTAGCAGAAACGAGATTTGTCCCAGTGTTACCGGCATTGTTGCTACTGGGTATGCTAGAATCACTCAATATCCGGCCCATAATTATGCCTCCTCGTATCCGTGCACGCGCACGGCTATAGTGCCTTTATCAGCCCACACCACAACAGTTTCGCCAGCACTGAGCGTCAGGGCAGAGCGCTCAAAAATGCCGCCAGCCGGGATTGAAGTGCCATATTCGATGTAGTCCTCATCTGCGAGGTCTGCGGCTGCACCGTCAACGATGGCGAGCCTGATTTTTGCAGAGGCATCACCAATGTTGCACATAGCAACATTCGCAGTTGTGAATTTACCTGCCGGGACAGAATACACGGCAGTATTCATGTTTGCCGCCAATTTTGTTTTTCCAAGATATCCTATTGCCATAATGCACCTCAAAACTGAGTCATGAAGAATGTTCTGGCTCTGGAAATGCGAATATCAGTAGTAGAAACCTTTTCTGATATTGCTGCACTTGCCTCAGTAGAATCTATTTTTGCGCCAATTTTTGCAGACAGCTCTGCGTACATTGCATTTGCGCCAAAAACGGAAAGAGCATCTGTCTGGGATTGCGCAGTATAGTCGTTTGAGAGCGGGGGAGTTGCCCCGGTATCACCCTTGTCGCCCTTATCCCCAGTATCGCCTTTGTCCCCCTTAACGCCTTTAGGGATGCTGAAATTAAGCACGGCGGCATTTGCAGTCCCAGTATTCGTAACGAGGGGGGCTTCGGTCGGTTCCAGTGCGGCTACAGTGCCCACGGCAATTGTGGCTGCCAGGCCTTCTGCCCCCGTTGGGCCGCGTACATCAACAGCCGGAACGTCAACGGTGCCACTGTCATTTTTGAACCCGAGGCTCGTACCATTCCAGATTGGCTTGGGGACAGCGGCAAGAAGCTCAGTATCAAGATTGGCCACGGTCTCGGCAGCAGAATCTGCCTTGGCTTTGGCGTTGAGGGCATATTGGTTGGCTTCGTCGCGCGCGGCCTCTGCCCCAGTACGAGCATTTTCAGCTGCAACCTTTGCGGCTACAGCGTCACCCTTGACGGTTTGCGTGTCCGCCAAGGCCTGCTGGGCAGCGTCCCGAGCCTGGTTGACTTCGGCGGTTGCCTGAGCCGTGGCGGCTGCTATGACATCATCGTTGATTACGGTGGCGGCAGCGTCCACGACAGCTTGTTTCGTGCTGGTGGCCACCCCTTCAACATAGGCTCTGTCCTCGGTTGTTTGGATCTTTGCAGATAGGGCAATGTCTGCGCTGGCTTTTGCAAGATCAGCACTTGCATCGGCAGCCTGCGCCGATTTTTGAGCCGATTGGGCAGAACTGGTGACAACGTCAACATTGAGTTGGCATCTGTTTGCAGCGGTTTCAGCCCGATCGGCATCGGCCTTTACGCAGGCCTCTGCCGCTTCAGCTCTGTTTGCCGCAGCAAGGGCATCATCACGATGACGTTCAAGGCCTTGCGCCGCAGATTGCGAGCGATCAGCAGCAGCGGTGGCCTTGCTTTCTGCCGCAGCCGCAGCCGCAGCCGAGCAGCCTGCTTTCTTTGCCGCAGTCTCAGACCGCTCTGTGAGAGCGAGGAAGTCTTCTTCGTATTCGACGGCCATTTCCCGCAGAGAATCCGTTGCCGTGTCGCTTGCGTCCTGAACGTCATGCAGCGCATTTTCACGCGCAGTTGCCACAGTGCTTACAGCGAGGGTCTGGGCCTGGGTCGCTGCGGTAGTAAAGTCTTGCAAGGCATCGCCAGACCGTTCTTCGATTGCGCCCAGGGCCACGGCCTGCCGTTCCGTGATGCATGTGACGGCATCTGCAGTCAGCCGTTTTGCAGTTGTGTCCACCTGCGCAGTGACGGTGGACTGAAAATGCGCAGAGGCGTCACGCACCTCACCGACGCTTAGGCCTGCTTGCCGTGCATACTCGGAGGCTTCGCTGGCACTTGCCTGGGCAGCAGTTTTAGCTGCACCGGCAGACTGTTCCAGCGCCAGTATCTCACCTTTGACTGCTGCAGCAGAATCGGCCTCGCTTTTGGCTGCGTCGGCATAGCTTGCGGCTTCCCCGGCATACCCCGCGACCTCAGTAGCAAGGACGGCACCGGCACCACGCTGCTCATACGGCGGCAGGTTGATGATATCCATGAGGTTGCAGTCAGCATTGGGCACAACGGCATGCGCCCGAATGGTTCGGACGGCAGTGATTGATGTAGCGGAACCGCAAACCCCGGCATTAGAGCCGGGAAAGCTCACATGAACGTCATATTCGCTGCCTTCGTAGCCCAAGGCATTCGGGAAGACGCGGAGGATTGCAGAGCCATTGGCATCTGTGATGCCGGTTGTTTCTCGGGGCACAATAAGCCCCTGGTATTTTTCAGGCGTTGTCAGCCGCATGCGAACCACGGCTCCGCCCACCGGGCGGCCCTGCTGGTCATTGATGCGGGCCGTTACGTTTACAAGCGGCAGACTCATGTCGATTATCTCCTTTAGCCACGCGCAAATAGCTCGCCGCTTCCAATGCGGGAGCGGATCACGCGACCTTTCGCGCGGGCTGTACCTTCGTTGTAAAGTTGCAGGGCAACGCCAGCCCCTTGCTGGTCTGACCATTCAATCCCTTTACCTGACATGGCCTTAATCTTTGCCAGTGCGCCGTAAGCCAGAATGTCTCCCCACTCTTCAATGAGGTCGTGGGGTACTTTCTGAGAGAACCTGGACGGGCGTAGGATTGCTTCAGCCGTCACCGCGCAGTCACGAGCAAGCGTAAAGCCCAGCAGCACTGTCTGGCCTTCTGACCGCCATCCATCCTGTTCAATCCCGTCGATCCAAGTTGTCCGCACTCGAACAACTTCAATGCCACTCGGCAGGGCCAAAGAGATTGCGGAGTCGCCTGACACGCCAAGCTCTTGGATCTGTTCGCTCCACACTTCAGACTGACGGCAGAAATCAACGCTAATGGCCTGCAAGGCATCCAGCACCATACTCTTGGGGCATGGGAGGACTTGGGGCAGTACATGCCGCACAAGCACGTCAAGATCGTCCATACGCTGCATCAGGCACCTCCCTGCACACTGCTTTTGGCTTTGGGCCAAGACCCATCCACTTGCAGCTTAATGCCCATTGCCTGAGCGTATAACTGCATGTGGTAGCTAGCTTTATTGGTGTTGCTGCTCTCGTTATCGCCGTCGAGCACGCTGGCCAGCACATAGTGCTTCAGGGCCGCTGTGTAGCTGTCAGGCAATCCAAGGTCTTGATCAGGGTCAGTAATGACTGTCGGTGCTGCGCTGTATGTTGCTTCCACCCACACATCTGCATGGTCACAGACCGCTGGGCAGACGTAGTACACATCTGGGTTGGTCGTGCGGTCGTATGCGAAGTTTTCCACAATACGGGCACTGCGAGCCGCATCCGTCCATGCCAGAAGCAATGTAGGCTGCACAGATACAATGATAGGGCCGGGGGTTTCTCCGTCCTCGCCAAGATTTCTGACAAGTTCGATCAGGGCTACCGCGTCGTGAGAAGCAGAATGAATGCGCCGCCGTGGCAAGCGTTGGCGCATGCCTGGCTCAAGCCTGATAGGCTCAGTGACTGCAAAAGCATCTGGCCGCTGCATGCCGACGGCGCGAAGTGCGTCGTTCAGGAAGTCGAGCAGCCCAATACGCCCGTCGTCGCCCCCCTCCCAAGGCCAGCGAGATTCCAGGCCAGGCTCCAAGTCTTGCAGCGCGCCAGATACCAAGCGCAATACCTCGGCGGCGCGCATTAGAGTTTTTCCAGGTCGCCCGTTTCGGGGTTGATGTAGCCCACTACTTTGTAGGAAATACGCTGTGCTTGCTGGAATTCAGTGCGCTTCATCTCGCCTTCGCCAATGGTCACAGGGACGCTTTCAACCGCGTCGTTCAAGACGCTGACAACGGCCTGGGGCACATCAACTTCCTTGTCGCGCACGATGAGATATTCCCGGCCGTTTACGCCAACAGGCACAGGGCAACGTTCATGCAGCCCACGACCACTCGGAATGACGATGCGTACCTTTCGCTGCGCGGCAAGAAGATTCTTGTTCTGGGCCTCCTGCCGGGCAACTTCGGCATCAGCATTGGCGTTAATCGCCGCCTTCTCACGCTCGGCGGCTTCGGCATCCGCTTCAGCCTTTTCGGCCCTTGCAGTTGCGGCAGCGGCTTCAGCCTTAGCCTTATCGACTTCAGCCTGCAGGGCTTTCAGCTGATCTTCAGCGCTGGGGGTAGTTTCAGTTGTGGCGGTTTTGTTCTTAATATCCATGAGTTTGTCCCTTAAATTTTGGTCACGGCCACTTCAACGCGAGCCATGTAGAAATCGTAAAGGATTACAGCCGAGTGGTACGCCTTCCAGCCAACAGTGCCGCGCTGACCCAACGGGTCGCCACCGCGCGGGGTATTGGGATTAAGCACAGTAGGCGTAATGGGGGCATCACCCTGCTTGCTACGGGCAAAGGGAATCGTGCCAAAGGCATTTTTGGCGAAGTAGAAGATGGGATACACGTCAGCGCATGCGCCAGTGTGGCTTTCCACACTATGCCCTGCGGTGGGCGCCGCACCAGCATCAAGCCACGGATTCATAACGGTGGTTGTGAGGTAGCGCACACCTTCAACACTGCCGATTTCACCGTCCATGGGCTTGTAGGTGCCGTATTTTTCAACGGGGACAAACCCAGGCATGTCCCGAATGTCGGCCTCGAGGTCAGTATGAGCGACAGCGATATACGCCGGGGGGATTGGCGAGGTGCCGAAATTGGGAGAAGCGTTGACGACGCTGGTAATTGGCTGTGAGTCCTGCCGCTTCAGTCCACGCAGCACACGGCGCTGAACGGAAAGAGACAGGGGCAAGTTCACACCGGCTCGGGAGGTGGCCAGAACGCCGCCGGTTTCACCGGAGTAGTGCACATTCGTGCCAGCCTGAAGCGCACCGATGGTGATACGCTCCAGCATGATAGCAGACTGCTCGCCCAGGATGTCGCTAAACTCGGCGATCAGCGGATCTTCATGGGTATCCGTAATGACGTCCGTGAGCTCGACGTAGTCGCCGTACTGATTGATCATGGCCTCTACGTCGCGGAATTCAGGCTTCGAGGCAGCCGGGGTAACGCCTTCGGTCAGCGGTTTGGGCTGATTGGGCAGATGCAGGTAGCCGCGAAATTTGATGGTCTTGCCAGCATTTTTCGGCAACGGCTTGGGCGTGCCAAGGCGCGACACAACCAGCAAGGGCTGGGCTCGCTTGAGTAGCTCTTTGCTGAAATAACCTGCAGTGCGGTAACTAATGTCACCAGTGGTTGTCATGGGCATGATTCATCCCTTCCTTTTCCTTATTTGGACGGGTTCGCGTTCCAGCCAGCATCAAAGTCGTCCTTATCTCCGATGCCTGCGGGCGCGGTTGGAGCGCCCCTTCCCGGTACTGCGAGGGCGCCCGTTGGATCAGCCTGCTTCGGCTTCGCCTGACGTTCACTCTCAAATTGCGTGATCAGAGCGCATACTTCGTTCGGGTCGCGCGCTTCCTGGGCAATCTTCATGAGCCGCGCACCTTCTGCGTAGGGCTTCGCACTGATCCAGCCCATGATTTCATTCTGCTTTTTGACGGCTTCTTCGCGCCTGGCCGGATCTGTTATCATGGCCGCATATTCAGGGTGCTCGCGCTGAAGCGTGGCCATGAAGCGATTGTTGTGCTCAGCAATGGTCTGCTGCTGGCGAGCAACCTCAGCCTGATGCGCAGCAGTTTCCCGGTTCCGCTTGTCCAGAACTATTTCAGCGCGATCAAGGGCCATCTCGGCCCCGTATTCTTCCATGCGGCTACGGAGGCGTTCACCTTCGGGAGAGTCTTCAAGGGCCAGTTCTGCCGCAGCAGGGTTCAGCTTTTTGAGAGTTGCCAGCTCATCTGCAAGATGCTCAGGAACCTCAATGAGCTTTGGCGGTTCAGGCTTCGCAGGTTCACTTGCCTGTGGCCGCTCAATTTGCTGGTATGGTTGCTGGGCAGGCATGGGCGGTGCAGGTTGTGCCGGTTGCTCATGCTGCACTTCTTCCTTGGCAGCGGTGTTGTCAGCGTCACTTTGCTGATCCTGATTTTCAGCAGGAGCTTTTTCGCTGCTGTCATCAGTCTGCTGCTGATCGTTACCTTGGCGATCTTCCGTGGATTCGCCATCGTCATCACCGAGGTTAAAACCCTCGGCAAACAGGGCCTCATCGTCTTCAACTGCGGATGTGCCCTGCGGATTGTCTTCGTTTACCTGACTCATGATTTCCTCATTATTCCGCATCACGCGGCTTTATGGCGGCTATCAGGTCTCTGGCAGACGTCGCCTTACCCTGCGCACGCCAAATTGTGATGGTGTCATTGGCTGATTCCATTTCGTCCTGGGCCTCGGCAATCACGGCTTCAAATAGGTCGATGACCGCTTGATATGAGCCTTGCCCATAGAATGACCGCAGGGTTGCCACTGCCGAATCTCTAGATACGGGACCAATCATTGCATCCCTCCTTGCGGCAACATGCCTGGGTCTGGTTGGCCTCCCGGCTGACCCCCTGGGCCCATTGTTGCGTGGACTGCTTTTGACAAGAGAAGCAAGAGCTGCTGCTGGATCTGCTCAGGGGGCAGGCCTTGGCGTTCAAGTTGCTCGACAAGAGCCGATGCTTGGGCCTGAGCTTGAGCCTTGGCCTGGTCGAGCATCATTTGCTGCTGATATTGCTCTGCCTCGTCGTCTGTCCTCATGATGCGTTCAGACGGCAAGTCGGTCTGCTCAAGGGCAACTTCCAGCAGTTCCTTAGCTTTGAGAAATGGTTGAAAGGCAGGGATTCCGAGATAGCCGATGAGCGCAGGAACCTGCTGTGCGCGCACTTCTTTGGCGATGAGGGATTGGCTGCCAGAGGCGACCACTTCAAAATCACCCTTGATGTCCTCACGCGGGGACCACTGCATGTTCCAGCGGAACATGGCCCGAATGAATGGGGCCACCACGAAGTCGTCAAAGTCCTTAACGTGATCCTTGAGCAGGATGTTGGACGCGCCCATGAGCATTGAAAGGCCGCTGGCCGTCTTGCCTGCGCCTGCAATATTTCCGTCGCCCTGATTGAAGCGCGGCGTGGAAACCTCGTCGCCAACCTGCTGCCAAAAGTTTTGCAGGGCCATGTTGTGCTCAATCGCTGAAGGCACGGTAACGGCCTGAAAGGCTTGGGACAGGTTTATCCCAGATTTGCAGAACAAAAACAGCTTATTGGCGCGCATCTCATCGACTGATTGAGAGCTGTCGAGAGCTTGGGTGTTGATCCCATAGATGGGGCCGGAAGAAGCCCCGGCGTTATCCTGCATAGCCCTGACGGCGGCATTAATGCCAGACTGCGGCGTGCGCAGTTGGTATGCGATACCCTCTGGCCAGAAAGACGAATCGTCGTCCTGATATGGGTAAAAGTGGTAGGGGATATCAACGCCTTCAAGCGGGTTAACCGAGGCCTTGATGATGGAATCCCCAAGAATCCAGACGCATGAGGAATAAATCTTTGTCATGTCCTCTTCGGCAATCTCGACACCGGCTGACGCGAGGTCTTTGCCTGAAAGGAATCCCCACCGCTCGTAAACGCGAAAACGCTTTTTAAGTGGCTGACCATTTGAAATGTTGTCGTCGTTTAGTTCGCGCACCTGCACTTCCCAATCAGAAAGCTGCGCGTCGCCATCCTCGTTGGCTGCCATATGATCCTTGATCAACTTGGCATCAAACCCTGGGAAATTGATCAGGTCTGCCAGATCCTTGTCGGTCATGGTGTGGATCTGCCAAACGTATCTCAGTTCGGCAGGCACGCGCGCACCTGGGTCAGGGTAGATTTCCCAAATGCTCACAGCCTCGTGGTATGGGCGCAAATCTGTCGAGAATGCCCGTTCCTGCCACGACACATTGCCGGATGCGTCTTTGGTAGGGACAAACCGTTTTGTAACGACTCGCTCAACCAGAGGGCCTTTAAGCACGCCCATGCCGTATGTGCACGCGCTCTTGACTATCGTGCGGCAATTCTGCCGCCAGCTTGGGCGGCGTTGGCCGTTGGAGTTGCACTCCTTCAGCTGGTCGTCGATCACATTTTCCATAGCTTTGGCGCGATCCTGGGCAATTCTGATCCTTGCTGCCTCTGTGTCTGCCTGCGCAAAAGCCTGATTGTATGCCTGTGCCTGTATCTTCTGAACGGCCCAGGCGTCAGGGATAATGTTTTGCGCCTGCAGCTTTTGCATCATGTCACCCATGATTTGCTGGGCGACGGGATCAATCTCGTCTTTGAGAGCCTCCATGACCACATCATCAGGAAGCATTGGGTCGGGAGTCGGGGATATGGACCAATTCTTGGTGCGCTGCGGGAACAGCAAATCCATGAGCCGGGCCGTCATGGTATTAACCTTGGCCGTCGTCAGGCGGTAGTACGCGCGGGAGGATTTGTTCTTTTTGAGCCGTCTGGACACTTCGGCAGGATAGATGCCGCGATACTGCCGCAAATCCTCAAGCCAGCGCTCGTTCACCATGGTGCGCGCACGCTGCGCCTCGCTAAACTCAGACATGAGCTGGGTAGCGAGGGCAGAGATGTTCGTGGCTTGCTGTTGTTGTGCTGCGTCCATTTAGCTTTCCTTTCGCAACGCATCAAATTGTCGTTGGAAGTGCTCTCTGTGCGCCTTGCAGGTCTCTTGACGAACGTATTCGCGCAGTTCGGCTCTCCAACTTTTGATTTCGCTCCAAATGAGTTTCACTCCCCAGCCAACGATGGCGACCGCTACAGGGGTGACGATTTGCAGAATGTCCAGAAGGTCAACGGTCATAACGCGCCACTAAAACGTCGATTTCAGGACGTTTCCAGCAACGACCATCAACCGTTCGAAGTTGTCCATGGTCATGCCGGGGGCAAAGTTTGGCCAGATCATGCGGGCCAGGAAAAACAGCACAAAGAGGGCGAAAGCGACAACAACAACATAGCGAAGGAGGAACTTTGGGCTGATGCGACCACGCGCAAACGCCTTTGTTTCTTCGAGGTTCGTTTCAGCCTCAATTTCAGCCACCTTGCTGTTGTCCGTCCAAAGCTTGGCAATCCAGGGCCCCAGCACAGGCAGCTTGCCAATGAGCGTCGTGAGAATTCCGAACAAGCCGAACATCAGCGCGCCTCCTTGAGCCCTTGCAGGCACATTTCAGATTCAGCCGTGCGGCGCACGACAAGACCCTTGAGCTTAACGCCCTGGGCGGTGGTGTAGATTTCAGAGATCCGTTTACAGGCCGCAGTCCAGTCGCCCTGGTTGGCATAGCGGGCCACGCTGGACTTACAGAAAGCGGTGGGGCCGATGTTGTAAGCCATGTCGAGCATGGCCACGATGACCTTGGGGTGCTGCTTGGCCAGATCAGGCACGCAGCGCATGACGGGAGATGATGTTTCGACCAGGTGGTTGTTCAGGGAGCGGGCGCATTCCTCGGCGCTGTACTTTGCGCCTGGGGTCACGTTTGTCGTGTCGCCGTAACATTTTGTCCAGATCCCCACCGGGTCTTGGTAGGCCTCAGGAACGTAGCCCTCAAACTGCTCAACGGTGTTGATTGTCTGCTGGGCGGTTTCCTGCGCAGTATCGGTGCTAACGCCGTAACCAATGAGCATGGCAATCAGGGCCAGACTTGCAGCAACGGCGGGGGGTTTTTTGTACGGTATTCTGGGCATCGGGCTACGCTCCTGTTTGCGGGGAAGCGTAGCATGGGGTTTACAGGGGCATTATCAGGAGATAATCTGACGGCATCTGGTGACTATCTGGTGAATACTTGACATGTGGGGCTTATTATGCGGAACAATGTGGCAGACTCAGTTAAAATGGCTGAAGAGGCTAATAATTTATGTAAGTTAGTCAATGACCGTAATTGCCCTGATTCAGAGCTATTTGATCGTGTTCGTAAATTTATTGATTTGCGCCGTAATTTGTTTGAAATGGAGGAAAATTTTGACGAAAATATTCTTGATAATTCGTATTTTTCAGGCAGCACCGGCCCTATGATTGAAGCAATAAAGCAAACAAAAATGGTTTTTGATGCCATAAAAACAGGTAGAAAAAATATTCCATTAGATATTTTACCCTATTTTGAGCGTTTTAAATGACGCCATATCTGAAGCTGTAATGCTTCAGTACTATATCTTATTTTTTTAGCAGAACCTTCTACAGTTATTGGTGCTCCAGCCTTTACCCAAGCCCTCACAGTCGTCTTGCCCACGCCCATTTCCTCGCAAATTTCAGTCATATTTCGCAATATCTTTGGCACGTAGCTTATCTGCACAATCCCAGCTTCCATATTAATATCCCCCTATGAGGTCAGCAGGGCCGCCATATGACGACATGCTTCCACGATCAACCCAATCGGCCATAGGGTTTACGTCAATCTCAGCCAGGGCAAAGAACAGCGCGGCAGCAGCAGGGTAATCTGTGGGCTTGCCCGTCATATCTTCAGCTTGCAGTTTACCGATGGCATTCGCCCCTTCACACTCATCACCAAGGAAGAGAGTCTTTTCTGACAGCGTCCGGCGCTGCACCATGGCGTGGTAAAACGCCATCAGTCCTTCACCCTTGCCATGCCATCCCTGCGGATCGTCAAAGCGGATTATTGGCTTGCGCTCCCTGCGTCGCTCATCGTTTTTGTCATCAAGCATGAATGCGCGCGTGTCTGAAAGAGGTGTGGCCCATGAGCGCAACACAAAAGCCATAGTGTAAAGCTCAATGTACTCCACAAGTTCGCTCACGTCCGCGCTGCACTTTTCTGCCAACAGGCGCACGTCATGACGCCCACCAAGAACGTTCTGACGCGAGCGAGATTCCCCCAGAACGGTAACACAGCCGTTTCGCTCCCCGCACGGCCATACAAGGCTCCCAACGGTTCTGCGGTAAGATATGCCAGTTTCCGTATCGCATATGTATCTTTCGCGAGTGACAACGTCTGTGAGACATTTCAACCATGCCATATCCAATTCCTCCTATGAGAGGTCCATGCCTTGGCTTACGCCGCCACCAGACTGTAGCAGCTCGTCCAGAGCATCAACGGTAACGTCTACTTGGTCATCGTGCTGGTGAGTCATGCCGGGCGAAAACGCGGCAATCTCTCCAAGGTATGGTGAAAGCCATGGCGCATTTTCTGCCGATTCCGGTACCCACAGTTGTCCTGCGCGGATGAATGACAGGACGTTGTTGACCCTGCTTACCTTGTCAGTGCTGCGCTGCTTGGCAATGATCGGGATGTCCCGCAGGGCTGATTTGCGTCTGAGCCCTTGAATCAGGCCTGTTCCGCTGGCCTTGTCTTCGATAACGGCACCGCGAATGCGTGGGCGCTTTGGCCCTTTGGTCCTGTGGCTTTCAAGGAATCCGATAGCTTCCTGCTCAAGGTCAGGAACCTCCCATTTGCCGCGCAACAAATCGAGCAGGTACACGTTGATTCCGGCCAGCCCCCAAAAGCTCATAACTGAAAAATCGTTTATCTCTGCCGTCTTCATGGCGGTATCGAAGACGAACAGAACAGTGTGCACATCTGGCGGCGTAGAGTATTGCTGCAGCCACGACGTCTTGATCATGGCACCACCGGCAGGTGTGGGGCGTTGCTGGTACTGGGCACTCAGCGTGTACGGGTCCTTCTGCTTCAAGTCATTAAGGGACTCAAGGCTCTCTTTTTCTTGCCAATAGCTGCGTTCGTTTTCAGTGTCCTCGTCAATGATCGCTTGAATCTCCAGATGCTTGAACTCTGCTGCAAAATCCCCTGAAAGGGCATGGGCTGCCGGGTCATCCTCATGCAGGCGCTGCATTACCATGATTATTGGCGTATGCTCAGAGCTGGCTCGGCGGCTGCGGATTGTGCCTGTCAGCTTACGGTTAACGGCCTGCCTCTTGGCCTTGCTCCAGATGTCGTCGGCTTTGAGCGGATCGTCGATGATGATGGCACCGCTGAACCCTGGCCGGATGTAACCGGCACGGAAGCCCGTCACCTGGCCGCCTGAGCTTGTTGCGTACAGGCCGCCGGTTGTGCGTCCCATCATCTCCAAGTTCCAACGGTTTTTGGCTCGGCTGTCGTTTTTAATCTGCCGTGGCCACAGCGCCTGAAACTCCTCCAGAGTGACGATCTCGCGCACGGTTTCGGAGTTGAGCAGGGCAAGCTCTTTAGACCCTGAAAGGTGCAGGAAACGGCAGCTCTGGCTGCGCGCGAAGCACCAGGCCATGAAATGGATCACGGCCAGCTCTGTTTTTGTGCCGCCTGGGGGCATGGTTATAAGCAGATTTTTTGTTTCGCCCCGGTACACAGCCATCAGCTCGTCAGCCATTTTGGCATGGTGCCAGTTGACCAAAAACGGTTGGCACATGCGCGCCTGGAACATGACCGCCGTGAATGTCAGCAGATCAGCTTCGCAAGCCTGCCGGATGGCGGCTAGTTCGGACTCTGACGCCTTGGCAAACAGCATCAGTCATCATCCCCTGAAAGATCACCGGCCAGCACAGCGCGCACAACGCGGTCGGGCGTGGGGGCAGCAACGGGTGCCGCAACTGCATCAGCAGCTGCGCCTGCCTTGGCCTCAGTCTGCTGGGTGACAGTGACATTCGTCTGTGGGGCAGGAGCATGCACAGATGGTGCAAGGTTCTTACGCGCGCGTGAGAGCGTCTCAATGTCGTCTGGGCTCGTTGCCTCCATGGCTAGGGCAATGGCCCGGTCTGCCAGGGCTATGTCCAGTGAAGCCAGCATTCCCTCAGCCTGTAACCGCTCCTGCACGACGGTTTGCAAGGTGTGCCTGGTACGCAAGGGGAGCTCTTGCGTTTGCATTTCTACGGCGGCCATTTCTTTGACTGCCGCAACTTTTCTGGCGGCGAGCTCTTGCATTTGCCCCTGTATCCAGCTCTCAGATTTTGCCCGTCTGGACACGCTGCTGACGTTTACGCCGAATTTTTTGGCTACATCGCCAAGGCTGATCCCCCGAACCTCATATTCGGCCCTGGCGGCCTGCCACTGGTCATCTGAAAGTCTCGCCATAATTTGCCTCCCATTCCCCGCGTATCAGGTGGCATATTATCGCAGGACGAGTGGTGGCATCAAAATTCAGGTAAAAAATGGAGATAAATAGTATATAAAAATACTACAAGAAATTAATTATAATAACATATTTAAATAAAACATTTTTTAATTTATTAATTTTGATTTATTATGTTGACAAATCAAATTGAAGCGCGCATAAATAAATCAACGAGAGCGGGAAAGGGCAACGAACAAAAATTTCAACGACGGAGCACGAAAATGATTCGCAATATTAATGAAAATTACGGTTCCGGTATCATCGTCGCCGATGTTGACGAACTTAAAAACCTGATTACCGAGTGTGAGTATGACCTCCCCGAGGACGGATTGGTTGAGGGCCGCGACTACGAGAAAATAGACAACATTGCCCCTGACATGTTGTATTTGATTGAAAATTCCAATGGTTCATTTGTTACGGTTTCGTCTGACGAGTCGTCAGAGGCTGAGGAGGGAGGCGAGGAGGTTAATGAAATCCGTTTTGTTGGGGTATACGGCGGCAAAAATATTTATGCACTGGACCGCATCAACTATGGCTCATACAATAGGGTTCAGGGGTTGTACGTCGATTTGTACAGCGTGGCCATGTATGAGCATGATGACGCAAACGGAGAGGCCGTATACCTCGGTAATTTCAGCAGTTTTGGGGAATATGTGTCTATTGAAATTGACAGCTAGCATTTTATTTCCCCACACCTGTGGGGATTAACCAAAACAAAGACAGCAGGAGAACAACATGGGCACCAACATTTCTGACATCATCCTCACCGCCCCCGATGGTATCCGCTACATCCGTCCTCACGATGCTGCACAAATTACCGGTCTCAAGCTCGATGACACCTCGTATCTTATTCGCGCGGCAAATTACCGTCAGTACCGGCTGGTTGACGGTGACAATGATGTTGCAAAAACCGTTCAGACGATTTTTGTTCAGGACGTTCCCGGCGACCGATCCAACGGCACTGATCTCCCCCCGGTGGCCATGTTCAAAGCTGAGGATATTGAAAAAATTCTGCATGAGCAGAATGCCGAATAATGACCGCCTGGAGTTCATATGCCTGACGTAACCACACAAAAACGGCTGATTGACTATCTGGCCCTCTACAGCCGGGCATATCCTGAGGCCTGGCGAATGGCTGAAAAACTGCGGGCCAATCAGGATGAGATCGGCATTAAAATCTCACCATGGTGTTACCTGCCAGTTTCCGCATGGATAGCCATTGTTGAGAATCGGCATGGTGATATGACGCCGGAGACATCGCCGGATTTGATCACAGACGGCACGGCTCTGGCTGCTCTGGCTGGATGGCGATATACGCAGGGTATTTACCAGTTCAACGCTGCAGTATATGCGGCCCTGCTGGCCACGCCACCGTCTGGCGACCTGCCATGTGACGTGCTGCTGCGACTGCCGGAATGGTGCGTGTATATTGAAACGCCCGGCGGCATACCCGGAACATTCCCCGGCATCTGTGGCATGTTCATCCATCTGGATCACGGCGATGATGCCGACGCGCCAGCTTTCCGCGTTGTGCTGGATTTTGGCGACAGGCTCGGCCAGCCGATAAACATGGCTGTCGGGCCGTGGACTGTTGCCGACGGCATTGAGCGCACCAGGGTGGCAATTGTTGCTGAGCATCCCCACACCGCCGCTGATCTGGATGCAGAATTTATCAGCCAGGCCACGGCAACGGCCAATGCTGCTGTATCTCTGGCCTTGTACCTGTGTGCCGACGAGCCTGAGATTGACGGTTATATTGCTGGCAGTAAACCTCATTACCCCACGCCCAAACGAACAAAACGCGGCTGGCTGCTATACCCGCCGGACAAACCGAGGGTATGGCGCATTGGCGATCAGACCGGGTCTGAGATTGAACGTTTTTCCGGTCCGGCACACGCCCACGATCACAAGGGCCCGCGCCCCCATATCAGACGCGCGCACTGGCATGGGTTCTGGTCTGGGCCAATCAAACAGCGCGAGGGCGTTGAACTACCGCCACGCAGGTTCGGGTATAAATGGATTCCGCCAATTGCTGTTGGCGTAGGAGGAGACGATGAATAACGATCAGGCAGAAAAACCCAAACGCGGCGGGGCTCGGCCTGGGGCAGGGCGAACGCGTACAGGCAGGAAAAAAGCGGTCGGAATATACCTGAACGATACCGCGTTCGATGCCCTATCTGCGTTTGCACAAGAAAAAGGGCAAACGCCAGGGAAAGCCGCTACTGAGATGGTTGAACGATGCCTGCGTCGTTATGGTTTTTTCCCGCGGGATACGCCAGAACCTGGCGAGTAGCGATATGTGCGTCTAGCTCTGCCTGCATTGCGTAGACGCCCCCCCATTTCCTGACCGGAAAACCACGCGCAATTATGGTTTTCCGGTTCATTTTTAAATAATTCTCAATTTGTTGCCAGCCGTTGAGTATTTGCGCATAGCTCATTTTTGCTCCAGTCCATGTTTTACGCGGTCACGTTCCTCTGACCGCTTGGCGTTGTTGAACCTGTCCAGCGTCCCCACGAGAAAACCGGTTATCCTGCGTGTGCGCTCAAACCCCACGCCCCGGCCGAATGTGCGCTCATGCGGCATTGTCCAACTCCCACAATTTGCTGTATATTTCATCCACGAGCTTTCCGAATGGATAGCAAATGGCCTCTTCCTTCTCCATGTTATCCGTCCAGTGCCCGATAGCTTTTGAGCCCGTTGCCCTTATGTAATGGGCGATGGCGTGCAAACATTCGTGAGCTACAACCTCCATGTCCCATTTGTCCCTGACGAAATGGATTGAACCAACAACCCGCATTGGCCGACGCTTGCGCGTAATCATGTGTCTGAAATATGGGTGCGCACAATGCATGCCATCCGCCGGAGCAGAATCAGTAATTTTTTCATGAAACATTTCTCTGCTGGGCCAGAGAAAAACTTTCCAATGAACATCAAGCCCGCCAGAAGCTTTAAAATGTTCTACCTTGCACTCGCCTTCCATCACGCATCCTCTCGGTTGTATTTGCGTACTGCGGGAGCAATCACGTCCAGCGTTTCGTCCTCGACCCGCTGCGGCCCCTCCAGTTTGACCGCAATCCGCAGCTCCCTGACCTCGCCCTCGATCACCTCCAACCCGTATTCGTCGCCCCTGCCTGCCCATTCACTGGCCGGGTGTTTGGTGCGGGCGTGGACCAGCCTGCGCGCTATGGCCTCAAGGCATTTGCGGCCCTGGGTCAGATCCCCGTTGCCGAATATGAGCCGTATGGTTTTCCATGGTATGTGCTCTGTTTCAGCGATCATACTGTGCCTCCTGGTGCACATTGGACACATGGCCCGTCCAAAGCTCGGCGGCAAATAGGCTGGCAACAATGATGCACAGGGCAAAGAATACGACAAAAATTGATTCTTTCAGCATAACAACGCCCCCTGCCCTGGCGCGCCGGCCGATTTTTTTCGGGAGGCTTTGGCTTTTGTACCGGGGATGCAATAGCTGTCAGGGCTCAATTCCTGAATCTCAATCTCCCAGCGCGGCGTGCCGTCGGTGTAGTATTTGCCCGTTCCGCTGAGGTATCCCACAACTAGGGAGTCGTCCCGCCAGATCTCCATCTGGGTTATGCAATCCTGAATTTGCTTCAAAAAATTGTCAGCGTCGGGCTTGGTGATGGGTCGAACAATGTGTTTCAGGGCCGCAGCGTGGAATTCTTTGGTGCTGCCATTGAACCAATCCGGCGCAGTCTTTTGCACTTGGAGAAAAACTTTAACCCCAAGCATGACTGCGCAGTTTATCTGGCGTTCTGGCTTATGCTGGGCCAAGAACGCCTTGATGGTCTCCTCGTTGCTTACCTGCTCTTTCTTCTTGTGGGCATTGCCGCGCACCTTGCCGTTGCCGAGCTTGATCGCACCAACAGCTGTTCGCATTTGCGCGGTGGGCTTGATGGGGATGATAAATTTAATCATGGAGCACACCTCTACTGGGTTATTTCGAGGACGCGGCCAAGTATGGCGCGAGAGGATTCGGGTTTGGATGAAACCAGCGCAGCAATTCCCTGAGATCCAAGCTCCATGACATGCTCTTTGCCGTGCGCCAGCTTCCACGATTCTACAAACTCGCGGCGGCGCCATTCAAGTTTCTCAGTTTCCCATGAACAGGCTGCATCCCAACCGCCCATGCCCCGCAGCACATATGCCGTTGTCACGCAGAACTGAGGGCAGTTGTATCGGCCATATTTTCCGATGTCGGCAATGAGCTTATTCCATTCTGCTGCCGCTGCCATGTCCAGCGCATGTTCAGGCTGAACAAGTCCAATGGCTTCATCAATGCTTATGCGCAGCACTGCATAGGGCGGCAGTGTTTTATACACATACTTTTCTATGACCCTGCTGACTCCAGCTTCCACAGCGTCGGCTGAATAATGCGAAAGCAGATTAAGCCAAATTCCAAGCAAGCTTTCTGAAAACTCTTTCCCAAAATTGGCAGCAAGGGCCATTAGGGCTGCAAGTTTTCTTTCATCTTCTGTCTGCTGTCTCATTGTTGTGCTCCCTCAGTTGCGCCTTCGCGTCTTGCCAAAATCCGCTGTCCGGCCTCGAAGGTTAGCCTGGCAGCCCTGTCTGCTTGAGATTCTTGCCCTGGCGAATCACGTCCACCCTGGGTGCGCTGCTTCGGAGGAGGGGGAGTCCTTTTCCAGTACCCTTTGCCTAGGAAGTTGCTTGCGAGGGGGATGAATGCCCCGTTGTCGGTATTCCACTGTTCGGACTTCCCCCACACTTCCAGTGCTGCAAAAAGGTCACACAGGCCAGGCAAGGCGCGCTTTTTGCGTTGCGTCTTCCATGCAACCCACGCTGCATCGTCGTCCCTGTGAGTGTCAGGATATGCGTCCATGAACTGGACAAAGGTGATGTCTGGGGTGTCGTCGTCTTGCGTTTGATCCCCTGCATCGTTTGGCACGGTATCTGCTACGCGCGCGTCCGCGCCCGCAGTAAGATATATATTCTTATTCTTATCCTTCTCCTTATCCTTATCAGGCGTAGGGGCTTCGGTAGCACCTTGGGAGGGACTTTGAAGGGGCTTTGAAGGGGCTTCTGAACCCCCTTTGCAAGGGGCTTCCGTCATTCCGAAAGCATGACCATATTTTTCAATAAAAGCAGATAGTAATGAGCACTTTGGAAGTCGTTGCCATTCTGAGGCAATCCACTTGGCGCGATTGTCGGTAGGCTTGACAGTTTCACCGATCTGAAACTTTGCCATGTTGAACACCCACACAACTTCAGCCTCTTCGTCGTAGGTGCAGAATTTTGCATCTATGCACTGATGCATGGCTGCCTGAGCGCGTTCTACGGGTAAATTCAGATCGTGGGCGACGTACATGATTGGCATGTAGTACAGTCCGAACACATTGCTGTGCGGCGATGTAAGCAGATACATGGCCACAAGCATTCCGTCAGGGCCAGCCTTGCGAAGGGTTCGCCCGGTGTCTCCTGTCCAGAACTGGGGGGCAATCATCGCAAAATCACGCATAGCTCCCCCCGCGTATCTGCCGCCACTGGTTGAATGACGGAACGCCATCGAAGAGTTCCTTAACTTTGGGAGGGCAGGATGGCTCAAGGCAAAACTTGCGCTCAAACGCCTTTTTCTCCATCAGTTCCGGCTCGGCCTTGTTTGGGTACTGCACAAGCCACCCGTCGCGGTCTTTGACGCAGTATGCGACGACATACGGGCGGCAAAGGGTTATTGCGCGGACGACGGTGCGAGGATTGAATTTTGTTATATCCATGGAATCTCCTATGCCATTCCATACGCTTCATCGTACGTCGGCCCCCAGCATGCCCCGTGATACCCCGCCAGGTGCTTCTTCTGACATTCAGGGCAACGCCGGGTGCTCGACACTCTGCCGCAGTCCACGCAGCGGTTAGCAAGCGGCGGATCTACCGGGCCAAGGTCGGGGTCTTCGAGCTTTTCCTTCGCAAGGCGATTCTCTGCTACCACAAACCAGCTCTTGACCTTGAGCGACACGCTGCTGCGTCCACGGCCGAGTTTTTTTGCGCACCATGTTGCTGTGTGCTCCGGGTAATGTTCCCGCAGGAACTGCAGCTCGGCGTCTGTCCATGGGCGGCCACACATTATGCGTCTCCCCTGGGCAAGCTGCGTTCAATCCCGCAGGCAGATGCAGGAGGGCAGAACAGTGCATCAATGCCACGGCCTACGGCTACAGTGCGGCCAGATATTGCCCGCGCCTCACCGGCCATGAGGTCAAATCCCAATGCCTGAGCTGCGGCCATGCCCTCAGACAACACGGAGCAGATCGGCTTTCCGGCTGGCAAGCTGGAGCGGTGTCCCTCCAAAGCATGCACAAGCAGGCGTACGGCGCGCAGGTGTTTTTGTTTTGTGCGGGTGTCCATAGTTATTTGGCCTCCTTTCTGCGGGCGCTGCGTGTGTACTCGCGCGCCTCGACAACGAAATTTGTGTGGCCTTTATCAGGCAGAAACATCACCAGAACCTCCACCATGGCTTGCGGTTATTGTTTCCAGAACAGCATTGCGCCTTGCTCAGAAGCGGATAACAACGTGTCCTGTCCCTGAACTGGGCAATGGGCAGGAGCTTCGCCATAACGACACGGCAGTCTTCGATCAAATCGTTCATGAGGCCGCGCACGTCGCGGGCGCACTCAGGGTCAATGCCGCTGAGTTCAGAGTCTGCAAGCCTGCGCTGCGCATCTCCCAGAGTGGCAGACACGCGGGCAACGGCAGTCAGCACCTCAGCGCGGGAGGTAGCATGGGGAATATCGCAGAGGGCGCGGGTGTCGGCCTGGGCCATGATCCATTGAATGAGGATGTTGTTGCCCATGACGCGGCACAGGGTGGGGATTTTGTCGATAGCTGGATTATAGCCACCATCGCGCTCTAAATACTGGCGTATGATGCCAGCAGGGATTTTCGACGCCTTGGAAATTTCTTCCACGGTCATGCCAGACACGTTCTTGGCAAGCCGCATGGCTTCTGTGGCGCTCATTGTTTCGTAATCTGGCATTGGTCTGTCCCTTAATTTTTTATTGTGCTGCCGGGAGTAATTTGCCCCCGGCAGCGTTCTTCCTGTAGGGTTCAGTCACCACAACTCAAACCCTGATACTGGGAGGAACATCATGGAAATTTCAAAGGTTAATCTGTCTGGCCTGTCGAACGAGCAACTTTTGATTGTCGCTTCGCAGCTTTCCGCAGCAACGGCCTCCGCTTCCCCACGGCTCGAAAGTGAGCAGAAGGCAAGAGAGCAGGCATGGCGTAACCTTGAACGCTATTACTCTCTTCTTCTTGAATTGAAGGATAAGGGGACTTCTCTTTTGTCTGCCGGGATGGATTTAAGCTAGCCTTCTCCATCAGCGTACGGATCTTTTTCAGTTCAATATAACAGCCGCAGAGTATGTCGCGGCCATGCCATGCCTCGCCATCGCGGGGCATGGTCTTTTTGCATTTCTGGCAATAAAAGACCCGCGCCGAAGAATCATCAGCGGTAAATTGACGAATCATTTGATCGCCGCAATGTGGGCACAATGGGGGAGGAGGAAGCTTGCTCATTGTGTATTTACCCTCGGTATTTACATAGTTATTTCCCATTCAAGCCATGACATTATGGGACATGGCAGAATCCAAACTTTCTTTCCGAGCCCACATCACACCAAAACGGGGCCGCCTGCTTGTCACCGTTGTCTCGCCGCTCATGCCCACACCTCTGTACCGAAGCTACCCCGGCGATATGCCGCAGGATGCCGCCGTCGAAAGGGCGGTGGGACATGCTGCTAATCAGCTTACGGGTGGGCAGCCCGTGCAGATTCGTGCGGTATGGCAGGCGCTGTTGAACTGATATCGGGCATATCCTCCACAGCCTCTTTCGCCTTGAGCAGAATGTAGTCGGCGGTGCGCTGGGGAATGTTTGCCCGGCCGTTCCTCAGGGCGCAGTAATGATCAATGGTAATCCCAAGGTGCATTGCAGCGGTGCTGTGAGTTCCATATCGCAACTTGAGGGCCTCAAAGGCCTCCATAAGTTTCTCATCCATGGTGATCTCCTTTGCCTTAATGCTACGAGAAAAACTCGTAGGAATCAATACGAAATGCCCGCATTGATTTTAGTCGCTTCTCAACTAAGGTAATTTTATGAACAACTATGACTTTGAACGATCCATAGTCAGCGTAATCGCTGAAATAATTGATAGCCGAGGGTTAAAGCACGAACCCTTGGCAGAAGAGGCTTGGCCGGATAAAAAGGATGCAGGCAGGACTTGGCAGGACATAAGGAACAAAGTCCCACCGCAAAAACTGACCATGAGAGATGCATATGGGCTTGCAAGGGTTTTGAATTTGAGTATGTCAGCTATATGCGGGATCGTAGAAGGAAGAGCGATACAACAACAGGCAGCCGTCCAGGCAGCCTGTCAGGAAAAAAAGAAGCAGGAAGAAGAAGGCAAAACCTGTGGATGTCCGCCAGCTGAGCTTATGGAGCGTGATCCCATCTACAAGAATTAAACAGTAACTAAAAGAAATGGGGATATTATTGGATGAAAAAAATTATTGTCGCTATTTTAATAGCGATACTTCTTTTCATAATAACAATAGTAGGAAGCATACTTTGCTTTAAATTTGGATTTACAGTAGGAAATTACAATAAGTATGCAGCGATATTTCATCCATTAGCGATTCCTTTTTTGCTGGCATCATATTATTATTTATCTGCAAAAATTTGGAAGATTTTATTCAATAAAAGCAGTTGCAGTGATGCAGTAGAGTATGGAAATTCTCAAGATGTGTCTGAAAGCAAAGAGTGTAATAAATCTAATGATATTGAGCACGTCTTCATAGGCGATGAAATTTTTGATGAATGGGTTCTACTGAAATCATCTTCAGCTGAAGCCGCTGAGATGGCTACTCAAAATACCCCAGAGGGTAAAGCTATTCGCGTTAGATTAGAAGAATACGGCCATCTAATGGCCCTTGATAAAGCAGAATTCTTCATTCTTAAGGCGCGCTTGGAATCTTTTCTCCCGAAACTGAAAAATGGTTTTAATCCCAATAGTCAAGAATAGTGATGTTGGGCAGCCTTTGGGGTGGTCATGAAAACGATAATTGCAGCAGCAATTTGTTTTATGTTGCTTTCAAAGATTTCTTTAGCATCCTGCCTTGATGATGGCATGTTGGGTTACATGGATAAAAGTGCACCTGAGGTGTCTGTTTTAGCATTCCCACAGTGCGTACGAGCAAACCAATGTTCAATTGCAAAAAATGAATTAGAGAAAGTAAAAAAATATGACGATGTAAAATATTCCTTTTTAAAGGGGTGCGCTTTGGCTAATGGTGACTGCTTTAAGCAGGATCTATTGGAAGCCGAGCGACTACTCACCTCATGCTCAAAGCGAAGCTACACTTGCAAAATAGCTCTCTTTAATTTGTATTCATTTTATGGTGAAGATCCTAGGAATTACGAGCAGTTTGCACTCGAACTAGCCAATAACAGGTATATTGGCGCGTATGGCTTTCTCGCGGACTTATATGGGAGCAGAGGGACCATCGAGGGTATTGCATACGGATATTTTTGGGGAAAGCTTGTGCTCATGGATTTTGAGGCGCAACTTCGCGGGCATGATAGATTTGAATATGACAATAAGGCGTATATTGCTCCAGATGTAAAACGCAGACAGCAACTGCTTTCAGATATTGAAAATGTGTCATCCTTATTAAAACGATTTGAATACCAACTTCCCAAAGGTGTCGTTGTAAAAATAGACAAGATTTGTTTCAAATATATGTATGATGTTAGTCCAAAAAATAAAGCAGACTCTGGTAGATTTACTGAGAAAGACCCATTATCTGGCATTGCGGATGTGTACGGAGTTTACATACAAAACACAACTGGCGCTATAAAAAGCAAACAGAAGATTCATTCAGCCCCATCAAAAATTCCCAAGCCAGACAGAATCCAAGAGTATGAGAACTCTGTGCTGGCGCTGCTGGGGTGAATTTTTATACTATAGGAGTCAATTATGCCTGAATTCGGATTCACAATGTTCCGCGGGAATCCCCATAGTATGCGCCTTTATACACTTGGATCAAATTTCGATCATAGCGGCGCTGTTTATATCGTTTTTTGCGAAAAGAGTTTGACTGGAAGCTCTAATTATATTCCATGTGATCCCATTTGCATCGGAGAAGCAGAGGATCTTTGCAATGCGATTGCTGGCGTAACTAACTGGGATTGCCTTAAGGAACACGGCGCAGACAGCATTGCCATCATGTGGGAAAAAAATGAAAATCGCCGACGTGAAATTGTCGGCGATCTGTTGGAGTATTATTCAGAAGTCCCTTGCGCCCCGTTTTGATTACTGGAATTCGCTTCCCACTTTACCGGGCGTACCGGCTTACCGAATGTTCGCCTGTATCTTTCATGCAGAGCCCGCGTGTCTTCAGGGTGCGACGTAACCTTCGCCGAAACTTCAGCAATAGCCTTGTCCTTTGCGGTGGCCGGATTCCCAAAGGCGTCCAAGGCAATGGTAGCCTCTACGCTTGTAACACAGTCAGGATTAAAGCTGCCAACTTCTGCAAGAATCTTCACCAGGTAATTCTGCAAGCTTAGTCGAGAATTTCCCCGCACGCTTCTATCTGGCAGCTTCGGGCAGCCCATGCTCACCCAATATTCATAGAGTTTCCCAGAAAATTCAGCCCATTCCTTTGAGTACTTAAGTATTTCTTCTGTTCTACCAAGCCCTACAGATGTACTCCATTGTGCGGCCAGTTTTGCCGTCATCGTGACGTATTCACTATCTTCAGAAAGAAGTGGTTGGACCACGTCTTTTCCATCCAATGAGCAATCCAATTTTTTCTCCCCCATTCCAATGCTCCTCCCCGCCCCTCAACCGAGGGGCTTTTTGATTTTCTCGTGCATGCTTTATTCAGACAGTTCGGGGCATCCTTGACGAGACCAAAAACTGATCAATTTTGGCCCCATTTTCTTCATGATGATTCCATTCAGGACTTCAGCCATGCGCCGTGCGTAGCTTTTTAATTGAATACTCTCGGCTGTTTCTATCCCATCAAATAATTGGATAGGAAGCTCATTCTCCTTGCAGTATGCGGAGATCACGGCTTCCTTGATAGCAGACTCCACCCTCCTCATATTTCCCTCCTGCGCTCCTTCAGATCCAATCCCGCCCTCGATCTCATTAGCTCTGTCAATTCCGCTCATACCTTTCGTCCTCCTTGCCCCCGCCTGGGGGCTTTTTTGTGCCTAGTGGCCTCTGTTGGCATATTTTGAATTAAGTTTCTTAATTCGTCTACGAGAAAAACCCGTAATTAGTTCTTGCGCAGTACGAGAAAAACTCGTAGTGTGTACTTGCCAACGAGGAAGAGGTTGCGAACGCGTGTTTCGGCACAGAGTAGCGAACTGAATTCTCAATCGGCAGCAACTTGGCGGCATGGAGGCCCGGCCACAAGTCGGGTGCTGGGAGCAAGAGGCCCAGCCGTAAGCGCGATAGAGGCCATTCAAAAGTTGTCAAGGGTTTCAAGCTGGGACTGGCCCGGTGCGGAAGGGGCAGGGGTGAAAAGATATCGTCGCACACCGTTAACGCGGAGCGGCGTTACCCGATGCGGGGCACATAGCCCGCCGTAGGGCGCAAGGTAGCTGTTGACCGACCATAGCAGCGGAATTTCTTTCATACCTCTCTGGGCATTGTCCGGGGAGGGCTGAAGGAACTTCAACAAATTTGCGCCGCGTTGGGATGGCTTCTGTCGCTGGCGCTTAGGCCGTGAGCATCGGGTTTGCGGCCTTTAAAAATTGCCGCGCTGTACAGGCTACGCGCGGGAGGGCCGTTCCATCGGGGGACGGCCTTTTTTATTACAAAAAAAGGATGATTACCATGAGCCATGCCTCCGAGGCGACTATTCAATTTGAAACGGAAGAGGCGTTCCTTGCACACGCGAAGAAACTCGCAATGCTCAAGCCCGGTGATGTGTTCTATGCGCCGGGTGAGGACGGAAAGCCCGTAGCCATTGTCTTTGTCGGGTGGGAAGATCATTGCACGTCCGCTGAAGGCTGGTACTGGGACAAAGACGCCGACAACCGTGAAATTTGCGCGGCCAGCATTGGCATTGGCATTATTTTCTTTTCCAAAGAGGAATGCGCAAATGTAACGTTGAGCAAGCAGTAACTATTTCTTCTTTCAAAGACGACATCTAGCCCGAGCAAAACCGCTCAGGCATTTCACATATGCACATACCTGGTGAACCAGTCAGGGAGGAATCAATGATCATCAGCGTCAACCCTCGGCAATCGGGGGAACAATCCTCCCATGGCTCTGTAGCAGTGAGGCACACCGTTAAGGCCGGTGGATAGCCGCTGAACAGAACAACTGCCATGGGGGCAATCGAAGGCCGGGGGTGTTTCCCTTCCCCCGGCCTTTT